GCGTTGTTATGCATGCCATATTCCCAGGGTTCCTTTCAACATCTCTTGGAGACAGCAGAATGACTAAACCCATTTTCCCCACGCGTAGAACGCGTACACAATCAAGTCGCGTGCCTGTAACAGGGCGCGAGATCTATGTGTATGGCGGTAATACCAGCGTTAGCACCAATTATGGAACGTATTCTGGCTACGGCCAGGATCAGACCATGAACGATGTGACTGGGGCGCCTCCGCGGCCTGAACTAGGCATTGCGGGGTTCTCGTATAACCCCATGGACAGTACGAAAAACATCCATGGCGGGAGTACGATCGGGTACAGTGTGATGCTCAAGTCCAATGGCGCAACCTGGACCTCGGAAGGAGTGATCCTTCCCCAGGTGCGCAACGGCTTGGGTTTTCCCACTTATGAGTCAGTTCCACTGCTTGTTCCGCAGGGCACGCTCGATATGTTACAGGCGACTGTAGCTACTCAGTGTTTAGCTCAGCGGGGTAAGGGGTCCGTCAACAACTTCGAGAACGTATTTCAGTTCCAGAAGACGCTAGATGAACTCCGACACCCGTTCAAGAACTTTGCACTTTGGTCAGACCGTTGGGTTGACAGATTTGAGGCTAGGAATCGCAAGATTCACGGCTCCACAAAAACGCGTTACAAGACGGGGGTAGATCTCCCGCTCGATAAATACGCGTCTGCCTGGCTGCAATACCGGTATGGTGTTCGGCTATTGATCAAAGACGTAGAGCAAATGTTGAAAGATGTTGTGGAAATCAGCGACCAAAGCAAACTTGTGACCGAACGAGCTCAGAAAAGTATCTCTGACTCATATAGGTCTAATGCAGCTACGGTCAATTGGGGCGTTACTAAGTGGGACACTCATTATACAATCGATGAGACGATCACCTGTCGCGCCACCTCACACGACGAATACGCACTAGATACCTTGCAACAGCTTGGTTTCTCTGGTAAGAACCTACTAACAGTAGGTTGGGAGCTTATCCCCTATTCGTTCGTTGCTGATTGGTTCGGTAACGTCGGCGATTTTCTTGCCGCGTCCGTTCCTACTCCTAACATCAAACACGTAGGCGAATGCCTTAGCACGAAGAGGACAACAACCCTCCAGTGTTCGGCTTCCTTTGCTGGTATGGGCAACTCGCTGTACTCAGGTACCGGATCTTCCGGCCACCACAGTATCACGACTGTCCGTTACAGCAGGGGTAACGTCTTAGGATCTCCTAGTCTCTCTTTGAGACCCGATTTTGGGCTTTGGAAACCAACACGCGCTGCAGATGCAGTGACGCTGGCTTTCGGTGCTCTTTCACGGGCCTTTGGAGTAAACGGAAGAATCCGCCTTCTTAATCACCAATGAGCCTCGCGGCTCGAAAGGGACAAGTATGTCTATCACTATCAATACCAAAACGTATACCGCCAACAAGTTCAACGGCGCCTCGGTTGGTTACTTCGGACCTAGCAATTCTGCGCTTGCGCAGGATAAATGCTATATGTCCGTCACCGACACCAAAGGCAACGCTGGATACAGTGGCGACGTACGCGCAACCGTTCGTTTCTTCCGGACCTTTACGCTCACCGGCGCGCTCACCCCGACAGGGGAAGCTTACGTCGACGTGCCTATGAAGATTCCGAAGGGGGCAGCGAGTGCAGATATTGATGCGCTCCTGAACGATGTTGGAGCGTTCCTGTCATCTGCTGATGGCAAGACGTTCGTGAAGAGTCAGAAATCGGCTTGGTAAGCCGACTATGTCCAATCACGTGCTCATAGCTGTCGCAATCTTTGTGACAGCCTTCGTCGTTCGTGACATCGCCGTGTTAGGGATGTCCATTAATGGAGTTCATCGTAATGAAGCCAACCATCAAGTCTCTTCGGTTGAAGGACAAGAGCTTAGGAAGAAGGTCGTTCCAGATGTATCAGGAACTTCTTCTAGCCTTGTGCAGCCAACATGGGAATTTAAGCTTCGTCCCAACGATCAAAACCCTCGTTAAACAGGGGCGTTGGGCGGACTTATTGAACCATGCTGATTCTTTATCGTCACAGACGTACGACGATGCCGCATCGCATTTCGCGGCGAATCAGTTCGCATCTCTTATAAGAAAATATCCCTGGGAACCGATCGATGTTTTGACGGATCCAGAAGGTACCGCCATGGCAACTTGGAGGCGCTCCGAACACTCTTGCAAACGAGTGAACGCGCGTTTCCGCTGTTACCAACAACTCCGATCTCCCCACGAGGGGGTGCTGGAGCGTGTGCGGGGGTTTATCCAATACGTCTTGGGCGACTCGCCCGATTTGCAACGGATATACCAGAGATGTGATTTTACGGCTGGTGCTTCGATCGGGGTTCACGGTAATGCTACCAATCTCGGCAGGAAACTATCTGCTGAGTGGTCCGTGTCTCCCGCTGCATATGCCCACTTCTTTGACGCACTTGCCTCAAACCCTGCCATGATGCGCATCCTTTGTGAGGAGCGTATTGTACACGGTGCGAGTGTGGTGTGTTGGGATCCTACGGCCATGTTTCATAGCTATAGGGCCCGGGTCAAAGTGGTTGCTCACAACAAAATCGGCTTTGTGCCAAAGACAGCTAAGACCTTGCGGTCCATAGCTGTCGAGCCTGTCGGCAATGGGTTCCTACAGAAAGGAATCGACCTCGAGCTAAGAGAAAAGCTCAAACGGGTCGGTATCGATTTGTCGGACCAGAGCCGGAACCAGTTCTATGCCAGGTTTGGCAGTGAGGACTGGGATAAGCCCAACGGTTTCTGTACAATCGACTTGAGCGCTGCTAGTGATAGCATTGCGAAAGAGATGTGCAGGGCGGTATTACCCGCCGAGTGGTTTGAGCTCTTAGATGAGACTCGCTCCACGAGGTATGTAGTTAATGGGCAGAACGCCTCTGTTTCTTATGAGAAGTTCTGTTCTATGGGCAACGGGTTCTGCTTTCCACTAGAGTCCCTTATATTCGCAGCGATTTGTTCTGCTGCTGGTGCGGGGATTCCGAGAAGAGATTTCGTGGTCTATGGTGACGATATCATTGTGCGTAAAACCCACTTTGATGAAGTCATTAGAATACTACGACTCTTCGGCTTTACGCCTAACGTGAATAAGACCTTTTCTACTGGTCCGTTTCGCGAATCGTGTGGTGCAGATTGGTATGCGGGTGAGGACGTACGTCCTTACACACTTGATCATGCTCTTCACAGTTGTCAGAGCATCTACAAGTTCCTAAACCTTTCACGCCGGAATGCGCGTACTTCTGCATTCTTCGCGGGAATCTATCCAATGGTTATCGGATGGCTTCCGATCGAATTCCGACTCTTTAGGCCTTATGGGCCTCCGGATACCGGGATCGATCTGGCGGGTTTTGAACATCTCGTCTCCCCCCTTATAAACCTCCGACGTAAAAGCTCGGAGTTTAGGTGGTTCGAGGTGGTCTCGAGTCCTAAGCAGGATTCGAAGGACCTCACAGAAAACGTGAGGGTGTTGTGTTGCCTAAGAGGCGACGTCACTCTGTACTTGCGGCGACGCAATACAAGCCGTATCATGCGCAAGCGTGGTGGATGATGGATACTCCGTGAGGAGCCCGTCGTTCTGTCTCCTGCC